TGATGCTCTATTACTGTTGCTCAAGAGTGGGAGACAGCTTCGGTTTCGCTGACACTAAGGTCGGCCAGTGTGTTTGCAATGGAACTTGGACAGAACACGCTAGTACCTGCGTGTTTGGGGATGGTTGTGGTTGTGCATTTTGCCTTCAAGAGCGAGTGTACATGTACGAGCATCTAGATAAGATCAGTCCGCACGAGTTCCAGAAGATACTAGACCAAGCCTGTCGTCCGATTGCCGCCATTACTGCTAGAACGAAGGCAGATAATGTCCCAGAGCGTGATTCTAAGCAGCAGAAAAAGAGTGACGCAAGCAATTCTCCCCCGAACAAGGTGTCACGCAGAGGCAAGGGAGGAAAGAAGAAGGGCGCAACGGCCAAGCGCGCGCCCGTTCCTCCAAGGAACAAGAAGAAGGGTAACCAGGGGTCGGCCCAACCGCCGGCTACAAAGCCAGCACCCCCAGAACCAAGTGAGAGAGATGGTACCCAGCGGTCCAAAGCGCCGGACCGCCATGAGGCAGACACAACTGCCTCTGGAGAAGAATCCAAGAAATAAATGAGTCAAACCCACGCGCCTGCAGGTGCGCGTGGGGACTCGGGTTGGCGAGTGACGAAAAACTAAAATGTGTGCTCTGAAGTGTGACAATGGTTCAACATTCAAGAAAACATACCCCCAACTTGCAAATTATCTTAAACAGACATCCAAAACTAAGCACGACCATCAAACGATCCAGAAACTCACTACGATCCATGGAGGCTCAGTTGAAGAACGGAAACAAGAAGTCCGAAGGAATCTGGGACACCGTCAAAGGAGTAACAAGCGACCTTTGGAACGCGGCAAAAGAGGTCGCAAAGGACCTCGGCACCAGCCTACCAGAAATTCTAGCTCTTCTAGCTCCGCTCCTCATCTGACTTCCACTTACCGATCAAAGGGAGGTTCTATCGTGGCCCGTCGCCATAGGACTATGGCACAGTTTAATAAGGCACAAGCCGGTGTGCCTATTAACGTTAGTCCTAGTGGCGGTCCGACGAGCTACGACGAGGTGGAGTACATGCGCAATGGTCAACGGGCTATTAGAGTCAGCGGACGCGAATTTCTTGGTGAAGTTCGGGTCGGCATTACCTCTGGCACTCGTAGTCTAGGATCACGCGTCCCACATGGCATGTACCCTCTCAATCCTCGCGCGTTTGGTGGTCGCCTTGAGTTGTTCGCATCGGAGTTTGAAGAACATAAGGTGACCCGGATGTGTGTCGTCTATGAGCCTGTTGTTCCTACAACCACTCCAGGTGCAATTGCCATTTACTTCAGAAATGATGTTGGCACAAGCACTCTGGAAACTGGTAGGAATGAGCTGGCCCATGCCGCCACCCATCCATCCTTTGTTCAGACCCCTGTTTGGGATGAGGCGCATATCGATATTGATCCTGAGGACGCGATAAGCAAATATTTCGACGAAGAAGTGGGAGACTTCAGGTTCGAGACACAAGGCTTAGTACAAGTACTCTTTGCCTCCACATTCCAAGGTTCAGCTGATCTTGGGCCCCTCGGCAACCTCTACCTTTGCTATGATATGGACTTCTACGGAAGTGAACTTGATTACGAGGTGGAGGAGGTTGAGGAGTTCACTCTCAGCGTTGATGCCCAGAACAATGTGTTCAATGTTGCAGGCAAGAACGTCCTATTCTCGTTGGATCCCGCGGCGGCTGGCATTCCCGCTGTCACTGTGTCTGGTACTTCCATGGTTCCAGGTGATTTTGTAAATTACCTCCTCTATGGTACCGTCACATTTGGCACCCCGACAGTCCCGTGGACCACCCCACCGTTTGATTTTGAAGTTGGATCAGATACAGACGTGCGCAACTTCACTGATGGCCAAGGCGTTTGGCTTCGGACTATTGATGAGAAATCTACCGGTAACGGACTTCTCATGTCAGTCTACGCTGACCTCGCTTCTGCGAACGAGGCATCCACGGATGACCAAGATCGTAAGAATGGCCAGTTATACTGGTCATCGGGATCAGCAATACCAAACGTGACCCCCGGCCTCATGGAGATTGCTGTACGTGCATGGCACCTGTCTGACACTCAGTAAACACTGAACATCTCCCCAGTTCTTTCTGTCACAACCCAC